TCTGTAATAACCACTTCTTCATCTATTGCAAATATCGCTTCCGATACTTCATTCTCATCCGCTTGTTTAGGATCAGGCTCTAGGAACTTCTGTAACAGTGATATGAAATCGTAACGTTTTGTACTTACCAACTTTGCGCTGTATATAAAATCATCTTCCGTGTGCATCTTTAGTGTTAATGTTTTTATAATCAGATCTACATTCTTATCTCTCAACGTACTGTTTACATTTATAGTTTGACCAGCCCTCAACCCACCTGTATATGTTCTAAATTCTCCATCTGTAGATTTAATAGCATAGGTAAGTAATTCGGCGGCCGCCCTTTTCCTAGCGACATCTAAATCTTCAATAGTGTTATCTCTTATGATTTTCTCAATCGTTCCGTATAAAGCTATACTAGCGCTATCTTGTGCTACTGCCAGTGTAGGAACTTTTGGACTACCACTAAATCTAACCACGTCTGCATCTGCTAAAGCTGTTTCAAATCTAAATGTTTTCTCTTGATAATTGTAAAGTACATCGTAACTACTGAAATCATCTATGTTGTCTATTCCAACTGTTTGAGCTACAAGTCCGCCACCCGTATTAAGTTCTACAGTAAATGCGTCAAACCTGTAAGGAACATTAAACGACTTCGTGTCGCTACCGTTTACTGTTATGTCATCTGTAAATGTATCACCGTCATACTCTCCGCCACGAACCTTAACTTTATTTACCACCTGGCTTCCATCTTCTAAAAGTTTCAAGCTCTTGTATATATAATTCCCGCTACTATCTGTTAAATTAAATGGGCTACTCTCTGTATTCTTTGCAAAGAAATGAACGTCTTTATCAAAATCTATATAAAAATCATACCCTATAATAACTGCCAATCTTTTTAATACACTGCTTACACTTACTTGATTAAACACTATCTTATCTATAGTAAACCCGGAACTTACATTGACCGTAGTGAATCCACTTGCATAGGTGGATATAACGTCATCTATAATATCTTCAATCGTATCTCGCTCATAAGTCTTACTAACAAGTAACTTATCCATTTCCCAAGTATGATCAAAGCAACTACAGTCATATCTAATTCCGCCACCACCACTCTCAACGTTTTCACTTACTTTTGAAATCTTACCAGCAAATACCTTATTGCCATCTGTATCTTTTAGAACAACATCATCATTAAACGCTGGAGTCGTACTTCTGCTGCCGTATTTTCTTATACTAAACCTAGCAGTATCCACTAGGTTAGTTAATTGCTGTACAACTGACAGGCTATTTACTATAACCTCATCTCTCTTTTCAACTGTATTTATTGTTAAGGAGATCATATTATTAAAATGCTACATTTAGTTTTGTATTGTTTCGTAGGCTATCCATAATCTTATCACCAAGCATATCGGCTAGTTCTTCTGCCGAACCGCCTACAAAATTGCCACCACTAATGTTAATAGTGACTCCACCTATTCCACCGGACTTACCTAATGGCACAACTGCTTCCGGCCCAGCTTCTCCAATCATCGCTAGTGTAGGTTTATTTACTATGCCACCTTTAGCTAATGCCGGTATCTCACCTACTGCATCTAAACTTACGCCAGGAACTTTACTGATAGTACTTCTTATTCTGTTGTACTGTCTGATAACCCAGTTGATCTTATCTATAAAAAAGTTTATACCGGACTTCATACCCTCTTTAATTCCATCCCACATACCGGCAAAAAACCCACCAATAGCTTTCGTTAAGCTACTAGCCTTTTCTTTGATCGTATCCCAGTGCTTAATCAACACAACTCCAATAGCTATTACAGCAGTTATTGCTATAAGAACTAATCCTATTGGCCCGGTTAGAACGGTCAGTGCCATTCCTAGTAAACCAGCCGCAACTGCTAGAGCTGCTACTCCACCCGCTACAATGATTATCCATTTTGAAAGCTCAGGGTTTTTCTGTATCCATTCAGACACTTTTGAAATAACAGGTGCTAATATCTTTTGTAATGATTCTATAATAGGTTGTAGTCTATCACCTATCACTGCTGATAGATTTTCCATCTCTGCGGCCATAATCCTCTGTGCATTTGCCATACTATCACTTGTATTAGCAAAGTCATCCTGTGTTTTAAGTGTACTTTCCATTAACAGTGAGTATCTAGCTTGTACTTTTTCTGCTTCTGATAGCTCTCCAGTAGCTCCACCGATGCCAACTGCTAATGCGTGAGCCTTAACTGCTGCTGCCGATAGATCAATACCATATCTTCTTAATGGCTCTGTTTGTCCAGCTAATCCTGACTGAAACAACGTAGCTGCGTTAGCTACGTCAATATTCATAACTGATGCAAAGTCTGCTGCTCTACCAGTTAAATCATCCATTGTAGAAACAACATCGCCGCCCTCACCGGCTACTATCTGTGCAAAGTTACTAAACTGAACAGCTAGACTATTAAAATCTTTCTTAGATAGTCCGACTGCTTTTGCGGCCGCATCTCCTAATGCTAGTATTCCCTCTGATGCTTCCCCAAACACAACGTTAACGGCGTTTACACTTTCTCCTAAATCAGATGCACTGTTTATTGCTTTCTTAGCTCCAGCGCCTATAGCTGCCAAAGCAGCAGTTCCGACAACAGCCATTTTCTTAAAAGCAGGTTGCATAGTTTTTAACTTACCATTAATACCCGCTAGTTGTTTACTAGCGTTATCTTTTGCTGTTAATAATATTTGCAACGTTCTAGTGTCTGCCATTTTTCTTAATGTTATGCTTCTCTAATAAATTCTTCATAGATATAATATCTATATAGGCTATAATGTCGCTGTAATTCTCTTGCCTTATTTGACTCGGTAGCCAACCGTACCTCTCACTCAACATTTCAAATACAACTATGTCATCCGGCTTCTGCTTACCCTGTATCTGTAGTTTGAGTTTGTGATCGTTTAATCTTTTTTTTTATTTATACCGTCAAGAGTACTATAAAGTAACTCTCCGTCAGCTTGTGATAATGTGTTTAACCATTCTTCACTAAACTTTTCAACCTTATCTCCAACCCTAATCTCTAATACACCTATTTCTAATAACACTATTTTACTCTTTAACATGGCCGATCCGTCAAATCCATCTAAACCATTAGCTCCAACCTTAGCTCCCGAAAATAATACTTCTTCTATCCTCTGTGCTTCCATCCATGTTATTTCTTCTACTACGTCAACTTCACAACTAGATAATTTTATTGTTTGCTTTGCTCTTTCCATATAATCAATTTATAGTTATTAGTAAAAAGCCCCGCCCACTGGACCGGGGCTGATATATTTAAGCTGACGGAGCAGTTGAGTACTCCTCTGTCAGGTTTCTTAACGTAAGTTTACTTTGCTGACTATCTACACTATTGTAGTATGCTTTGAACTCTATTGACTCTGTAACGATCTCGTCATTAGAACCAGCTCTATCCCAACCTGTAATCTGCACCTTGTTTAATAGGATTGTCATTGTTGGACTATATGAACCACTTATAGTTTGACTACCAGTAATAGTGATCTCCATATATTTAGCGTCATCTCCCTCAAACAAGTCTTTCCAGGTACTATCTTCATAGTTGATCTCTAATGAACCCTCAATGGCCATTTTAGCGTTTAGAATGTCATTCGGGTTGTAGTCACCTAATACGAAGTCTGGAATTAAACCTGTGTCAAATTTCAAACTACCGGACTTAATCTTTGAAGCAGTAGCACCGGATAGGCCACCCTCTGTATCTGCTATCTTAACTGCTACATCCTTACCAATAGCGTCATACTCTATGTCATAACTAGGTGTATCAGAATTAGATCCCTCTGATGCTGCTAAAATATTGATAGTTGTTTTCAAGAAATCATCTACCGCAAAGTTAAGTTCCATAGAACTAACCATGCCCTTTGATAAAACAATTTGATCTACACCACCGTCTTTTATATAAAAAGATAGTGCTGCATGTTGTATTGCTTGTGCTAGTGTAAACTCATGGTCATAAGCAGTACCGGCAACTAATGAGCTGGATACAGCCCCGTAAATGTTGTATAGGAAATAACCAATAGCATCAAAATGGATGTTACCCTCTATTTCGCCCTCATGCCATTTCTTAACGACTCTCCTTTGGTCGCTATCAGCTAAGTTGTTATGAGTACCGTCATCCTGTGCATGTTCTGCCTTTGATACGATATTAGCTGTGATTAGCTTTAGCCACTTTTCAGCAGCCGCAGGTGAAGTTCCTCTTGTAGGCTCTACAGATACTCCAACCTCTAAATTTCTTCCAATTATTTCTGTCATATATTTTTTTAATTAATATTTGTACTTAATTTTATTTGTATGTTAAATTCTGCAAATGCTTCTTCTCCGGCAGTGTCTTTGGATAAACCCCAATTACCACTGTCTATTTTCATCCACACCCTATGGCCATCAATAGCATTGACATTCCAATCATCGGCAAACTGCTCTAGCACTGCATCAACTGTATTAGGTAAAATCGTTTCATATAGTTCGCTTTTAGTTACTTGATTTGCGTTTACTACTAGCCACAGTTTGAAGTTGTATATCCTAAAATCTTCCTGTGATGACATGTATTCATTCTCAATGGTAACTGGATAGAATATAGCCGCCGGATATGTATTATCTAACTTGCTAGTAGGATATGCCTTTATCAGTTTTATATTACTAACAGACTCTAGTGTACTTTTTATCTTGTCTATTAATGTTGTGTATATTACTTGTGCCATATTACTTTGCTAAATCTTTAACTAAGAACTTTAATAAATTATCTTGTAGGGCTGCTATTGCTAATCTGTTTTTATTAAACACATACGTCATCCACGGCCGCCCTCTACTATCTCCATCTCTACCATGAACATAAACTGCGTAAGGTACTTGCTGACTAGGGTATATTGCCGCTTCCCAGGGCTTGATCTCTGTTTGGTGTGTATCTCTTAAATGTCCTGTATCTACTGGAGAACCACCACCACCCGATCCAACTCGCCACGGTTGTCTTATAATTCCTCTGTTGTACAAGGCTAATGCCTCTGTGAAGAAATCTGACAACGCTTCTTTGATAACTCTCGGATTACGCTTTATAGCTGCTTCAAATTCTTTTATTCCCTTTATCTGTATGTTGAATTGGTTTGACATATTATGTGTTTAC